TTTAACAAATCAGGAGCAAAACAATGACCAAACAAGTCGATAAAGACGAAAATTTTATGAAAAATGAGTGGGGAACTCAGTATTTGTCAAGCGAATATGGTTGGGAAACCAAGATTCACAAGCAAAAGATGCTTCGTGAGATATCAAATGATGAATTAACCCCCAAAAAACACGATTTTTATCACCAAAATGAAATTCATTCAAAAATTCGTAATGATAATGATTATGATGATTGGGAATATGGTACTGAACCTCTCTATGAATCCAAAAATCCCTAATAAATAAGGTAGAATTATAATATTCAATGCCTGTACAGCGCGTTAGTAAGTCATTTAAAGACATTAGTATGTCTTTTCAGGTTAATCCATTAACCTATGATTTAATTGCGCTTACAAATGAAAATGCGATCGCTCGTTCCTTACGTAATCTTGTGCTTACAGACAGGGGTGAGCGATTTTTTAATAACAATCTAGGTTCAAGGGTAAATTCTTTATTATTTGAATCTCTTGATGATATTACTTCTTCATCAGTAAGAGATGAAATTGAAAATACAATCAATAATTATGAACCAAGAGTCGAATTAATATCAGTCGATGCAACTCCAGATTATGATAACGGTGAACTTAACGTTACAATTAGATATTACATCGTTGGAATTGAAGCACAACCACAACAGTTATCATTTGCATTACAGCCAACACGATAATGCCACTAGTTAATTTTACGGATTTAGATTTCGATCAGATCAAAACATCCATTAAGGATTATCTTAGATCCAACTCAAACTTTACTGATTACGATTTTGAGGGATCTAATTTATCCACAATTATTGATGTGCTTGCATATAATACGTACATAACTTCATATAATGCCAATATGGTATCCAATGAAGTTTTTATTGACAGTGCAACTCTTAGAGAAAATGTTGTCTCTCTTGCACGAAACATAGGTTATGTACCCAAGTCAAGAAAATCTTCTAGAGCAAACGTATCTTTCTTTGTAGATACTTCTGGACCTGCTTATACAAAAAAACCAGAGACGTTAACTCTCAGTAAAGGTGTTGCTTGTTCAACACTTGCCTTTGGAAATCAAAGTTATACTTTTTCTATTTTAGATGATATAACTGTTCCTGTTGTAGATAATATCGCATCTTTTGATAACATTGATATTTACGAAGGAACTTATATTACAACTAATTTTACTGTTGATTCATTTAATCCAAATCAAAGATTTATTTTACCAAATTCGCAAATTGATACTTCATCAATACGAGTGATTGTTAAACCTAGTGTTTCTTCTGATATTAGCAGAAAATATAGACAAGCAGATAGTTTATTTGATATAACTTCAGAGTCTCCTGTATTTTTTGTACAAGAAATTGAAGATGAAAGATATGAATTGATTTTTGGTGACGGTGTATTTGGTATAAAGTTAGAAGCACCCAATTACATTCAAGTTTCATATCTAGTTTCAAATGGAGAGTTAGCAAACGGAATTTCTCAATTCAATTTTAGTGGAAAAATTACATCACCAAGAGAAGAAATTGCTATTGCATCTGGAATATCATTAGTTACAACAAATCAAACTTCTTTTTCTGGAAAAGACATTGAAGGAATAGATTCTATCAAGAAATATGCATCAAGAATCTATGCATCTCAAAACAGAGCAGTAACATCTAGAGATTATGAATCAATAATTCCTACCATTTATCCAGAAACTGAATCAATCTCAGTATTTGGTGGCGAAGAATTAACTCCCCCTCAATTCGGCAAAGTTTTTATAAGTATAAAACCAACGAATGGTGCATACTTATCAAATTTAATTAAAGATAATATAAAAACGGAAATTAGAAAATATTCTGTGGCAGGAATTGTGCCAGAGATTATAGATTTGAAATATCTTTATCTTGAACCAACAATTAATGCATATTATAATACAAACCTTGTATCATCAGCAAATTCAATTACATCAATTGTTTCTAGCAATGTTGAGAGATATGCAAATTCATCAGAACTTAATAAGTTCGGTGCAAGATTTAAGTACAGTAAATTCCTTAAAGTGATTGATGATAGTAGTGATGCCATAACTTCTAACATCACGACTATTGTTATGAGAAGGGATCTTAGATCTGCGTTAAATAGTTTTGCTGAATATGAAATTTGTTTTGGAAATAGATTCCACATTAAAAATGAAAAAGTTCTCAATATAGAATATTCTGGATTAAATACAAGTGGAATCACTGAAAATAGTTTTAATATAAAGTCTTCTGGATTTAATGTGAGTGGTATAGTTGGTACAGTATATCTTTCCGATATACCTAACCCAGACAAAAAAACAGGAACAATTTTCTTGTTTAGATTGAATTCACCAACACAACCAGAAATTATTAGAAAATCTGTTGGAACAGTGGATTATATTAAAGGAGAAATTAAATTGTCTCCTATTAATATTACAAATACAGTAATCAATAGAGGATTTCCTCTTATTGAAATTTCAGTTCCACCATATTCCAATGATGTAATTGGTCTTCAAGATTTATATCTTCAATTGGATATGACTAAAACAGTTATCAATTCAAAACCAGACCAAATTTCATCAGGATACGATATTTCAGGAACTAACTACATAGTTTCTTCTAGTTATTCAAACGGACTTTTAGTAAGATAAAATGATATCAACAGACCTCAAGAGAGTACAAATTCAGGATGTAGTTGCGCATCAACTACCTTCCTTTGTAAGAGAAGACTTTCCTTTAATTACAGAGTTCTTAAAACAGTACTATGTTTCTCAGGAATATCCTGGAGCTTCTGTTGATCTTATACAAAATATTGATCAGTATCTAAAGTTAGAGACCCTAACTGGTAATGCTGACTCTACAAAATTATCTTCTTCAATATCGTTTAGCGATACTACAATTAATGTTGCTTTTGATTTAGATAATAACATTTTAGGAACTTATGGATTCCCTGAAAAATATGGATTAATTAAGATTGATGATGAGATTATATTATACACCAGTAAAACGACCAATAGTTTTGTTGGTTGTGTAAGAGGATTTAGCGGCGTAACTTCATATACAAAATTAGACACTACTGATGGATTAACTTTTTCTACTTCAGAAATTGCTGAACACGCATCAGACACTAGTGTTATCAACTTAAGTGATTTACTTTTAAAAGAGTTTTTAACAAAAATCAAATATCAATTTACACCCGGATTTGAGAATAGGGAAATTGATAGTGATGTAGATCAAAGGTTGTTTATATCTAGAGCAAAAGACTTTTATCAAACAAAAGGAACTGATGAATCATTCAAAATTCTTTTTGGTGCTTTATATGGAGAAAAAGTAGATGTTATAAAACCAAGAAACTATCTGTTTAGACCATCTGATGCACAATATAGAATTACTAAGGATATTGTCGTAGAGTCTCTATCTGGCAATCCTCTTGAATTATTGAATCAAACTCTTTTTCAAGATGAATATTCAAATTATAACATCCAAAAATCTTATGCTTCAATTACTGATGTAGAAAAACTTTATTATGGTGGAAAAGAATATTACAAGTTAAGTGTTGATTTTGATTACTCCAAAGATATCACTTTTGATGGTAGCATTTTTGGGGATTTTTCTGTTCATCCCAAAACAAAAGTAATAACATCAGTTTCTGTAGGATCTTCAGTAATTGATGTAGACTCAACCTTAGGATTTCCAAACTCAGGTGAATTGGTTGTAAAGTATTCTGCAAGCAATTCTGGTATAGTTTCATATACTTCCAAATCAATAAACCAATTTTTTGGAGTATCAAATGTAACTTCTAATATTGCATCTGCAGAAGACATTAGGTTAAACGCATATGCATATGGATATGTTGGGGTAGGAACTGCATCTAAAGTTGAGGTTAGAATTGGTTCTGTTCTTTCAAATTTAGAAGTAAATGAACAAACATATTATTTTTCTAAAAACGATACTGCAACTATTAAATCGCTAGGTATTACAACTTCTTCACCTAGAGTAGATAGTTGGATTTATAATGTTGCAACCAAATATGATGTCAAATCTTTGTCTATAATTGATACATCAAGTTTTACATATAGAATTGCAACATTTGCAAAAAATAGTTTTAAAATTGGTGATAATTTATTAATTATAGATTCTTTTGGTGTCGCTAAAGAGTCTACTGTAAGTGATATTATTGATGATTTTACTTTTTCAATAAAAGGTCAAGGTTTTCTTAACACCAGTCAGGTTGGATTCAAGGTAGAAAGAAAAATTCTTAAACCTCAAATTAGTTCCTTGTTATCAAACTATGCATATGTCTCAAATTATACATCAAATATTCAGAACACATATGCAAAGTTTAATCAAGATGTTTTAGTTGCAGCATCTTCTATCCCAAATTATTATAATCAACCATTGAACTTTTATGATAGAAAGATAACTCTTAGTGGTTTTTATAATGGTGAAGTTTTTACCGTTTCAAATACAGCAGATCATGGATATTATACAGGAGATGCCGTATATTATAAACCATTTACAAAGACCGATACGATAGATGGAAGTATTGTTACTACAACTAGTAAGTTTAGTAACTTGCAAGAGGGAGTTTATTATGTTAAAAGATTACCAAGCCCAAATCAATTTAAGTTAGCAAGCAGTCAAGCAAACTTATATAACAATAAATTTATATCTGTTTCTGGAATAGTAACATCCAATACTTTAGAATATGTAGATTTTTATAACAAGGAACTTCAGCATCAAAACTTACTAAGAGAAATCAAATCTCCTATTGATGAAAGTGGATACTATACAACTAATCCAGGTAAAACTGGAATATTAGTTAATGGTGTAGAAATTTTAAACTACAAGTCCGAAGATACAATTTATTATGGTTCTTTGAATACCATTAATGTTTCTTCAAAAGGAAGTGACTACGATATTATTAATCCCCCAATTTTAACAATAAATGATAGAGTTGGTACTGGTGCTACTGGCGTTTGTGTAGTAAAAGGATCTCTACAAAGAATAGATGTTGTTGATTCTGGATTTGATTATATCACCAAACCAATAGTCACAATTACTGGCGGTAATGGATATGGTGCTAAATCAGAAGTAAATACAATCTTTATAGATCATTCTATTTCTTTTAATGCATCATCAGAATCCGCTTTTGTAAATTTATCCAACGATACAATTGGAATTTCAACTTATCATAAATTTAGAAATGCAGAAAAAGTAGTTTATAAAACGGATAATCAAACTGCAATCTCTGGAATTGTTACTGATGCAGTATATTTTGTTAAAACGATTGATGCATTTACGATCAAACTTTACAATACAGAATCTGATGCAATTTCAGGATTGAACACTGTTTCACTAACAAATTATGGTGTTGGTGTCCACAGAATACAATCTTTTGATAAAAAGCAGATCATATCAAATATTGTTGTTGTTGACTCTGGATCAAATTATGAAAATAAGAGAAGAGTAGCAAGTTCATCAGGAATTAATACAGCAGCAAATCAAATCAATATCACAAATCACCAGTACAATTCAGGAGAAATAGTCAATTATTCTTACAACGAAACTCCAATATCTGGATTGAGTTCTTTGTCTTCATATGTTATCACTAAAATTGATGAAGACAACTTCAAATTATCTAGTGTTGGAGTAGGATCTATTTCAAAACTTTTCTACTTTGACAATAAACAATATATCAATTTAGATTCTGTTGGGTCGGGAAGTCACATTTTCAACTACGAACCAATTTCAGTTTCAGTAGTTGGTGAAATAGGAGTATCAACTTTCTCTGGGCAAGATTTCTCTGCAAAAATTCAACCAATATTCCGAGGATCAATTGAATCTGTTCAGGTAACAAATTCTGGAGTTGGATATGGAGTTACTGATATTTTAAATTATAATAGACAACCAATTTTTTCATTATCAAGTGGTTCTTCTGCAGAGTTGCTGCCAATTGTCAATAATGGCAGAATAGAAGAAGTTCTTGTTACTAATGAAGGTAGAGATTATAATTCGCCACCACAGTTAGTTGTTTCAGGATCTGGAAAATATGCGAAATTGATTCCTGTTCTAAGTGAAGGAAAAATTAAGTCAATAAAAATTGAAAGTCCTGGAATAGGATATGATGATAAAACTAGAGTATCAATTATCCCAAGCGGCAGTGGAGCTGCATTTAGTGCAGACATACAAAATTGGACAGTTAATTTATTCCAAAAATATTTAAATATTATTTCCGATGATGATGGAATTTTAACTTCTTCACCTAATGAAGAATTTGGAATACAATATTCTCATCTGTATGCTCCAAGAAAGTTAAGAGAGTCTGTATATGGAAAGGACCAAGATAATCAAGTAAAGTATGGAGTTTTTGATTTACAAAAAGTAAATGGAGAGGAAGTATCTTCCCAGTACCATTCACCCATAATTGGTTGGGCATATGACGGAAATCCAATCTACGGACCATATGGATTTGCTACAAAAACAGGTGGAAGCATTCGTGCGATGAGATCTGGTTATGCTGCTACAGCAAAACCAAACAGACCTCCATATGAACAAGGATTTTTCGTAGAAGACTATGAATTTAACAATTCAGGTGATCTTGATGAGCACAATGGACGTTTTTGCATAACCCCAGATTTTCCAAATGGAGTTTATGCATATTTTGCAACTATAAATCCAGATAGATCAGAAACTTCTTCTACTTTTAACAAGTATAGAATTCCTGTTTTCCCATATCTAGTTGGCAATTCCTTTAAGTCTAAACCAAATTTGTTTAATTATGATTCAAAATCAAATCAAATTTCATATGATCTAAATTCCTCATCTTGGTTTAGAAATACGACTCCATACAGTTTAACCGAGAACGGATCATATTACGATTTTCTTTTCCAACCAAACAAAATAAAATCTCAGACAATAAACATCAATGAGTCTTCAAGAGGAAGCATTGACAGCGTTGGAATCGTTACTGGAGGTTTAGGGTATAGAGTTGGCGATACAATTCTCTTTGATGATCAACAATATACACAAAAGACAAAAGCAAAAGTAACGAGAATTCTAGGAAAGTCTGTAACAAATATTAGCGTAGCTGCAACTACAATATCTCAATTAGAAATTGTTCCCTTTGATTCAAGTGGATCATATATTGCTTTTGCAACCACTCCACATGGACTTTTAAATAATGATCTAGTCTCGCTGTCTGGATTTAACACATCAATAAATCATCTACAGTCCAACTTTAATATTGGAATAAACACGGAGAGGATGATCCTCAATACGGGAGTTGGAACAGTGGGAGTTACTGGTATAGTAACTTATTTTAATGTATCTGGTAACCTGAAAAGTGATAATTTACTTTCTATAAGAGAAAATGATATTATTTCTATTGGATCAGAAAAAGTAAAAGTATTGCAAGTAGATGTATTGAGTTCTAGAATTAAAGTTTTAAGATCTCAACAAAATACCGTATCCTCGGCACATACTGCTTCTTCAATATTAGTTGAGGACACAAGAAAGTTTACGGTTACTTCTCTTCCCGAAAACAAAGTAATCTTCAATCTGAATAAAGAAATTTATTTTAATCCTAAGGAATCAATTGGTTTAGGATCATTAAGTGGTGTTGGAATAGGAACTACTTTATCTTTTTCAAATCCGGGAGCAGGAATAACTCAAATTTTTATACCAACGCAATCAATTTACCTTCCAAATCACAATTTAAAAACTGGGGATGTTCTATCATACCATAATAATGGTGGAAGTTCAATTGGAGTTTCTACGAATGGATCTGTCGGTTTTGCACTCTCAGATTTCTCAGTAGTTTACGTTGGCAAAATTTCTAATGACTTAATTGGAATATCAACTTATAAAGTTGGAATAGGATCCACTGGAACATTTGTCGGTATTGCAAGTACAACTTCATCAACCGGTCTTTTATACTTTACTGGAGTAGGCACAAATGTCTATCACAGTTTCAGAACAATAAAGGAAAACGTTGTAACTGCAGAAGTTAGCAAAAATGTGGTAACTGTTTCTACAGCATCTACACATGGTTTGTCTATAAATGATACTATTGATATCCAGGTAAATCCAGGAATAACAACGATAGTAACAATAAAATATGATGATTATAATAGAAGAATAGTATTTAATCCAAAATCATTTACTTCTGCAGATATTGATATTTCAAACAACACAATAACAATTGCAGATCATGGATTTAATAGTGGTGATAAAGTAATACATACCTCAACATCTCCTTCTGGAGGTCTTTTAAATGAAAAAATATATTACATATTTAGATTTAGTAAAGATAAAGTTAAACTATGTTTAAACAAATATCAGTCTCTTCAGTTTAATCCAGAAGTAGTTGATATATCATCAGCATCTTCAGGAACTTTATCACCAATCAATCCACCGATTAATGCATACAAAAATAATACGGTTAAATTTGATTTATCAGATTCTTCTCTATCAAATTTAAGTGGATCTACTTTGTATTCTGCATTTGATTTTAATCTTTATTCAGATTCTCAATTTAAAAATGTTTTTGATTCCTCCAAAAAATCAAATTCATTTGAGGTATCTAAAGTTGGACAAATTGGAATAACAACAAATGCATCACTAACCCTCAGAGTATCTGAATTTTTACCTGAAACATTATACTATAAGTTTTCTCCAATTAATTCCCAATTTGTATCTCAAGTTAAAAAAGAAGTATATATTGACGATGAAGTTTTAAATTCAAATCAAATAAAAATAGCAAATAGTCTATTCAACGGAACTTTTAGCGTATCTGGAGTTGGAACAACTGCATCATTCACATACAATTTAGATCAAACACCAGAAAAATCAAACTATAGTTCTAATGAGGCATCAATTAGGTATACAACAAATTCTTCGTCAGTAGATGGAGAAATTTCAGATATTTCTATAACATATTCTGGAAAAGGTTATCCCAATGTAGTTGGAATTTCTACAATAATTTCACTAAGTGGTTCAGGTGCAATTCTTGAAGCGTCTAGTAAATCCATAGGAAAAATTGTTTCAAATCAAATAGAAGATATTGGATTTGATTTTCCAACAGATAAGACTTTAAGACCAGTCTGCAATTTACCTGAAATCTTATTGATGCAGCCTCTGTCATCATTTGCTGAGATCGCTATTACTTCTGCAGGTAAAAACTATACAATAGCACCTAAGTTGGTTGTTGTTGATGGATATACTGGAAAAGTTGTTGATGATGTAGATTTATCGTATAAAATTGGCGACACAAAGGTAAAAATACTAAAAAATACTTTTGGTATCTACAACACAACACCAAAGATTATTCCAACAAATAATCAAAATGGAATAGGAATCAATAATATTTCATATAACAGTATTACTAAAGAAGTTAGTGTTGGATTAAATACTGGATTTAGTGATTCTTTCCCATTTTCTGTTGGGGACAAAGTTCTTATTGAAAATGTCAGTGTTGGTATCGCGACAACAGGATTTGGATACAATTCCGAAAATTATAATTATTCACTATTTACTTTAACAAAAGTACCTGCAGGATCAAGTGCTCTTGGTGGAAGTGTTGGAGTTGTTACTTATAGTTTAGATGGATTATTAAAAGAGGGGACAATACCCGGCAATTATGATCCATTAAGATCTTCTGGTAGAATAATTTCAGAAAAAGATTTTCCTATTTTTGATATTAAACTGAAAAAGAATGATTTTATTTTAGGAGAAACTGTTTCCTCTAATAATAATACTGGAAAAGTTGAAAGTTGGAACAATGAAATTGAACTATTAAAAGTTTCCACAACAAAAGACTTTAATGTTGGTGATGTTTTAGTGGGACAAACATCAAGAACTCAAGGTGCTATTAAATCAAAAATAGATTTTAATGCAGAAATTAAAACAGGTCCAGCTTCTATTGTTAAAAAGGGATGGAATAGAGAAACAGGATTCTTAAATTATAACACTGAAAGAATTTCTGATAACAATTACTACCAAAACTTCTCATATTCATTAAAATCTAAAGTTTCATTTGAAACTTGGAATGATTCAGTAAGTTCTCTTAATCATACATCAGGATTCTTAAAGTTTAGTGATTTAATTATTGAATCTCAGGATCCCAATTTCAAGGGAGTTAGTTCTAACTACAGAGGAGGAGACATTGATATTGTTGTAGATTTATACGGTGAAATAGATACAAATTGCTATTCTTATTTTGACTTGGTTACAGAAAATTCTCTAAGTTCTGGAGGATCAACAATTTCGGATGAAATCTATTTCAGTTCAAGAGTTCTTACTGATTATTTTGAATCTTTTGGTAACAGGGTTTTAGTTATTGATGATATTAGCACTCAATTCAATAGCAATCCTAGACCGACAAGATATTCAATTGTAGATACTTTTGATGTCAATCATAAGTATAAAAAATATTTTACATACATAGCAGATAAAAGGTTTACTGGAGAAAGACAATTCTTAATTGTTTCTCTGTTGCAAAATGGTTCAACTGGATATCTAAATCAATATGGTAGAGTTGAAAGTCAATTAGATCTTGGTAGTTTTGATTTCAACATTTCTGGAACAGAGGGGCAACTTTTATTCTACCCAACAAAATATTCAGTAAATAATTACAATATAAGTTTTGCTTCTTTTGACCTTGATACTTCTATTTCTGGCATAGGATCCACTAGTTTGGGTGATGTTGTAGATATCAGATCATCAAGAATAATTGCTCCTGCATCTACCCCAACAACTATTGTTTCATTTGCTTCTACATATAGATCATCTAAGATTCTTATTGAAATTGAAGGAAATGCCGGACAATTTGAATCTAATGAGGTAAACGTAATTCATGATGGAACTGATGTAGAATTTTTAGATTATGGGCAATTAACAGATCATTCCCCAGATACTTTTTCTAGTTCTGGTTTAGGAACTTACAATGCTTACATTTCTGGAGGGGATGTAAAAATTGACTTTACTCCAAATGTTGGAATAGCAGCAACAATTAGTGCTATAAGAGTGTCAATAGCAAGCACATTGTCCACTGGAATTGGGACACAATATCTTGGATTTGATTCTGAAAATATCGCTTTCGTTGATTCTTCATACACATCAATTGCATCTACATCTTCACCAACAGAAAATATTATTGCCAGATATAGTAACACCACTCCAAATGATCATACGTGTGCATATTACCTGGTAAGTGTGGAGGATACAACAAACAACCAGTATGAAATGTCAGAGGTTATTGTTTTAAACGATGGCACAAATGCATACATTACGGAATACGGCAACCTAATAACAAATTCTGGATTAGGCACTGTTGGAGCTGCAGTATCTTCTTCATACACAAACCTATACTATACACCAATTCCAAACATTAATGCACAAGTTCGTGTCTTCCAACTAAGCTTACAATTGATTGATTTGGAAAATTCTACTTCATCTGAAATAGATTTGAATAATGCATCAATTAGTGCTGGATTTGGTTTTTATCAAGGAACAGAGACTGATGTAAGAAGAGCATTCAATCTTACATACAAACAAAGACCAATATTCTTGAGAAATTTTAATGGAGGAAGCTCTTCAGTTGTAGATATAGTTGAAGATACTATACTATTGCCAGAACACTTCTTTGTAACTGGTGAAGAAGTAGTATATACATACGATACAAGTACTGCAAGTCCGATAGGAATTGCATCTACAAGTTTTGCAGGTATAGGTACAACAAGTATTCTTCCATCTTCTGTTTATATCATCAAAATTAATGATCAAAAGATAAAACTTGCCAGATCTGCAGAAGATGCTCTTAAGACAACACCAAATGCTCTAAACATTACAAGTGTTGGTGTTGGAACATATCACACATTTACTTCCAAAAGGCAAAATTCAAAGTGTTTAATTGCACTTGATAATTATATTCAGTCTCCAATTGTTTCAACATCGGTTACAACTGGACTAACAACTCACATCGGTCTTGTTGATGACATTATCAAATTCTCAGGAATAACATCATTCTTTAGTGGCGATCTCATCCAGATTGATAATGAGATTATGAAAATCAATACTGTCGGACTTGGTAGCACGAATTTCATACTTGTAGATCGCCCATGGATGGGAACTGGATTATCAACACATTCTGAGTATTCAATTGTAACTAAAATTCAAGGAAACTACAACATTGTTGATAGCACTATTAACTTTATTACAGCACCTCAAGGACCTATTCCAATAGGAAGTTCAACAAATGCACCTGATGAGAGAGATTGGGCGGGCATAACTACCTTCTCAAAATTCCAAGGAAGAACTTTCTTAAGATCTGGAGTAGAAAATGGCAGTTCCGAATCATATGCAACAAATTATATTTTTGATGATATTTCGGAATATTTTAATGCAACCAGTAAAACATTTGCACTTAAGGTCAATAAACAGAACGTAACAGGTTTTTCAACTGATAATGCAGTTGTCCTTATAAATGGCGTTTTCCAAGGTCCAACTGGACAGTTACCTATCACTCAAGACTATTCTTTAAGTGAAGGGTCTGGAATTAGTAGCATTACTTTTGCAGGATCTGCAACATCTGTTGCATATGACCCAAATAATGCAAGTATACCAATCGGGGGAGTAATTGTTTCTGTTGGATCTACTGAAGGATTTGGTTATCAACCTCTTGTTTCTGCAGGAGGAACCGCAATTGTTTCTATTGCAGGAACAATATCTTCAATTAGCATTGGCAATAGTGGATCTGGATATAGATCTGGGATTCAAACTACAGTAAGAGTGGGTGTCACTACAGCATCCACTGGAGTACCTACGATTCAATTTATTGGTACAGCAGCAATTAGTGGAGGAAACATCGTTAGTGTTGCCATCACTAATCCCGGATCAGGGTACACAGCAACAAATCCACCTCTTGTTATTTTTGATGCCCCACTATCATATTCTGATATACCTTTAATTTATAGTTCTTCTTCACCTTCTGGATTTGGCACAGAAGCAACAATTGATATCGTTGTTGGACAAGGATCAAGCGTTATTGATTTTGAAATTAAAAACTTTGGATATAACTATGGGCAACAGCAAATACTAACTGTTGCTGCAGGTGGATTGTCAGGAATACCTACAGATCCAACAAAACCATTTAAAGAATTCCAACTCACAATTGATAAGACAATATCAGATGAATTTGCAGGATGGCATTTGGGACAACTTGAAGTTCTTGACAAAATTGAGAATCAATTTGATGGAGTTAGAAAATCATTTAATATTTCTCTAAATTCAACTCCAGTTACCATAAGATCCGCAAAAGGTTCTAATATTGACGTTCAAGCAACATTATTAGTATTCTTAAATGATATTTTACAAGTTCCCGGAGAAGGATATACATTTACTGGAGGTAGTGTAGTAACTTTTGCAGAACCTCCAAAAGGAAATTCTCCTGATGGATCAATCGTAGGAGATAAATGCAAGATTCTTTTCTATAAAGGAAGTGGTGATGTTGATGTGGTATTCCGTGATGTTTTAGAAACGGTTAAAGTTGGAGATAATTTGACAATTAAAGGTGAAGAGAAGAGACTAGTTACTACGGTTGTTTCTTCGGATACAGTAGAAACTAATCCATACAATGGTGAAGGAATTGATTCAAATCCAGCAAATCAAAGAACAGTTGAATGGTGTAAACAAACAGCAGACAAAGTTATTAACGGACAAATTATAAGTAAGAGCAGAATTCTTAATGAAGCACTTATAAACCCAACAACAAATATAATTCAATCGGTGGGAATTGGGTCTACAATTGCATATGTTGATAGTATAAAAACTTTCTTTGATTCTAAAAAAGAAAATCAAACCACGACAAATACACAAAAAATTGTTCTTGTTTCTCAAGATAATATAGTAGGAGCATCTGCTAGTGCAGTTGTTTCTGCAGCTGGAACAATATCTTCTATCATCATCAATAATGGTGGAGTAGGATACTCTACTGCGCCAATGGTAACAATTGGAAATCCAGTTGGATTTGGAACAACAGCAAGAGCAAATGCATCATCAATTATTTCTGTTGGTGGAACATTATCCTCAATATCAGTAACTTCTCCTGGATTTGGATATACATCAACTAATCCACCACAGGTTCTTATTGAAATTCCTGAAGTAGTATATGAAGTAAATACTTCTTTATCATATGAAGGTGATTTTGGTATAATTGTTGGTATTTCAACAGTTTCTGTTGGAGTTGCTTCTACTGGAGTTGTGTTTGATTTTTATATTCCACAAAATTCTTTCTTGAGAGATACTTCAATTGTATCAGCAGCAACCACAGTAAGTGGCATTCAAACTGGTTATTACTTTGTTATTAATAACAGCAATATTGGTAATGGAGTAACTTCTATATATCAAAATGGTTCTATACTTGGAATTGGAACACAATTCTTAGATAATGTTTATGAGGTAGCATCAGTTTCTATTGCACAAACTTCAGTTCCAGGAATTGCTTTGACCTATGTGACTAGAGTTACAACTAGTATTTCAAACTATAATTCATTATCAGGAATTGGATATAGTTCATTCTTTGGCAATTTCTCTTGGGGTAGGATACTACTCGGCAATAGAACTGATCCAAAACCTTTCAATGCTTATACTAAAAATGGATCAACTGGAATTGTCACTTCTTCTATTTTAAGTAGAGTTGCTCCTCTAAAATATGTCAATTATTCTTAAATAAATAGATAAAAAACTCTGTAAAATGTCAGCAATTATAACTGATCAACTTCGTATATTAAATGCAAAGGAATTTGTTGCTAGTGTTGCATCCACTAGCAACTCGTATTACACTTTTGTAGCACTTCCTAATGCAACTCAAGTGAATTCTTCTTGGGATATTTCTCCACCTGATCCCAGAGACAATTTTGATGAAGAGAACAATTATTGGGACACAATGATTGCTCTTAAGAAAGTTAATTCTAGTGA